TTCTGTTTCCAATTTAGTACTCTTTTTCTCTATTCTAAAGGATTTTACAATTTAAAATATAAATAGTTGGAATATATGTATGGCAACAGGATATGAACCGAATGTAGAGGGTGCTATTACGGTCTTAATTGATTTAATGACTGCTAATAACTTTACAATGACTCGTAAACCCTATGAACCTAATTATCGAGGTTTAGTAGATGCAATTATTGATGTAAAAGATGGATTTCCTGTCTTTTCACCAACTCGTGTTGGTTTTGATGTCACTGCGTTTGAAAGTGTAGCTGATGGAGACGCAGTTTACATGAGATCTAGTGATGGTCAGGTTGGAAAGGCTAGTGCTGCTAATGGTGCTTTAGAAAATGCACATGTTGTAGGTTTTGCGGATGCTGCTGCATCTGCTGGCAATGACGTCAAAGTTTTAGTAGCTGGAATGAAAACAATGTCTTCAATTGATCCTGGAGACCTATATTTTTTAAGTCCAACAACTGCTGGAGCCATAACAACAACTGCACCTACTGGTTCAGGTCAAGCTGTTACAAGAGTAGGAGAAGGAGCTACAACTACCTCTTTTAGTATCTATGTTGAACCTCCAGTGAAGTTAGCATAATGGCTGGAACAAGTAATTATCAACCATATGAACCTAATTCCAAAGGTTTTACAGAAGCCTTAATTGATTTAAAAGATACGTTAGGTGGAAGAGTTGTTTATTCTGTAGCTGGTTTTGAATCTGTAGCTTTTGAAAATGTAGCTCAAGGACAACCTTTATATGCAAGAAGTAGTGATGGGAAATTAGGATTAGCAAGAGCAGCGGGTAGTTCAGATGAGGCAAGAGTTGTAGGTTTTGCACAAACAAGTAAAAACACAGGTGAAACTGTTCGTTGTCTTGTATTTGGTAATTTAGCTACTTCAGGATTAGATGCTGGAGAACTTTATTTTCTTAGTACAGGTTATGGAGGTATAACATCTACTGCTCCTACTGGTTCAGGACAATATATGACAAGAGTAGGTGAGGCAATATCAGGTGCTTCTTTGCATGTAAGTTTAGAACCCCCAGTTAAGGTTGGTTAAAATTAAGACATGGCAACAAGAAAATCCTTAGTAATAGTTAGTGGTTTGTTTCAGGAGTTAAATACTTCTGCAGATAAATTAGATCTTGGTGGTAACTCATCAACTGATATACCTGAAGGTACTAATCTTTATTACACAAATGCACGGGCTAGAGGTGCTGTATCAGTTACAGACGCAGGTGGCTTAGGAAGTTTAGCTTACAACAACAGTACAGGAGCTATTACATATACAGGACCATCAAACTCAGATGTTACAGGTTTAATTAGTGTAGCTAGTGGATCTGGCTTAACCTATAGCGGTGGAGAGATAGGTACAAATGCAATACCTAATAATAAATTAGCTAATAGTTCTCTTACCGTTGGTAGTACAGCTATTGCTTTAGGTGCTTCAGCTTCAACAATTGCAGGGTTAACTGCTTTAACAGCTACTACTCTTTATTCAGGAGCTGCTAATGCTGCAAACTCAATATCAATAGGAAGTGGAGATATAGTTTTTGAAGGTTCAACTGCTAATGGTTATGAAACCACGTTGAGAGCAACGGATGCGACTGCTGATCGTGTTATTACGCTGCCGAATGAAACAGGTACTATTTTAACAACAGCTTCAAATATTAGTCCTACGGTTGATACTTTTACATTAGGTAGTACATCTATACAATTAGGAAGCACAACTTCAGCTGTTGCTGGTTTAACTTCATTAACAGCTACAACTCTTTATGCAGGAGCTGATGGTGTTACTAACGCAGTATCTATAGGAACTTCTGGACTTGTTTTTGAAGGATCAACAGCAGATGGTTATGAAACCACAATTAATGTTGTGGATGCAACTGCTGATAGAGCAATCAACTTCCCTAATGCAGGAGGTACTGTTGCACTTCTTTCTTCTTTAAGTGTTGCAGGTGGTTCAGGACTTACATATAACTCAAGTACTGGTGCTTTTGGGACAAGTAATATTCCAAATGCACAATTACAAAACAGTTCAATTACTCTTGGAAGTTCTTCAGTAGCATTAGGAGGAACTTTGAGTTCTCTTTCAGGGATTAGTTCTTTCAGTTGCGATACAATCACTACTAAAGACAGTGGTTTTAGAATACAAGATAATGCAGACACCTCAAAACAATTAGCTTTTGAGTGTTCAGGGATATCGGGTAGTACAACTCGAACCTTAACGGTGCCTGACGATTCAGGGACAATATCCACTGAAAGTTTTGCTACCGCAATAGCAGTTGCATTAGGATAGTCTTATGTCAACCCAAGTACAATTCCGAAGAGGCACTACAGGAGAAACTGGTTCTTTTACTGGTGCTGTAGGCGAAGTTACAGTTAATACTTCTCTTAATACATGTGTTATACATGATGGTTCAACTCCAGGTGGTTTTTCTTTATTAAGAAGTGATGGAAGTAATGCCTCATTACTAGCAGGATCAGCAGGAAGTCCTACTTTAAGTTTTGTTGGTGATACCAACACTGGATTATTTTCTGGTGGTCCCGATCAGATAGGACTATCTACTGGAGGTAGTGCTAGGCTTACAATAGACTCATCGGGTGTAGTTACTTTTTCAGGAAATGTCTCCATTAGTGGAGATTTATCTGTAACAGGATCATACCCAGACAACCTCGCTCTCATTGTCGCTCTAAGTTGATATGGCAAATACCTTCAAACAGGCAACTAAATCTAGTCTCGTTACGACAGTCATTAGTAACTCTGGTACAAATATTCTTACTGCTGGAGGCTCTTCTACGCTTATTCTTCTTAGTGCTTTGGTCGCTAATAAGACTTCGAGTAGTGCAAATGTGGACGTCTATTTAGTACCTAATAGTGGAGATTCAGTTTACTTTTTAAAAGAAGTACCAGTTCCTGCAGGATCTTCATTAGAACTTATTAGTGGAAGTAAAATTATTTTAGAATCTGGTGATGTTTTAAGAGCTAGATGTGATACTGCTTCTGCTACAGACCTTACTGTTAGCTACCTAGATCAGACTTAAGATTATGGGATTAACACTCGTTGGCGACATAGCTTCGCTTCAAACTCAGTTTGAGACAATTAAAGAGGAGGTTGATAAGCAATTTGATAAGACCATATTAAATTTAGAAGAAACAAGTTGGGCAATTATTCGTAAAAAAAGAGATTTTCTTTTAAGAACAACAGATTGGACAATGACTCCTGGTTGTACTGTAGATCAGTCAGCATGGGCTGCATATAGACAATCTTTAAGAGATATACCTCAAACATATCGAGTTGAAGGTTATAGTGCTGTTAAATGGCCTACTATTCCATCGACAAAAGGACCTCATACGACTTAAGTCTGTATAAGGGCAGAATACAATAGAAGATAATAAGTTACTAAATACTAAAGATGTATATTGGGAACGATCTGCAGATTGCACATCCTAGCTATAAGATAATTGACGATATCAGTTCAGGGTTTAACGGAAGTGCCACTTCATTTGCTTTACAGGTAAGCGGAGCAACTCCTGTTCCATTCCCGATCAGTACACAACAGGTAATGATATCTGTTAATGGTGTTGTTCAGGAACCAGATCCTACTGGTAGTGCAGGTTTTAAATTATTAGGTTCAAATATAGTATTTAGTTCTGCTCCAGCTAATGGACATGCTTTCTTTGGTGTAATTAATGCAGGTGCTGACTATGTAACAGCTGGTTCAGAGTTCCCTGATGGTTCAGCTACTGCACCTAGTTTCACATTCCAAGCTGACCAAGATACTGGTTGGTTCCGTAGTGGCTCTGGTGCTGTAGGTTATAGCGCTAACGGTGTTCAGACTTTAACTTTTGATGGTAACGGATTAACTGTTACTGGAGATGCCTCATTTGTTGGAGATTCTACTAAGAATTTGTTATGGGATAAGTCAGATGGTGCGCTTGAATTTGCTGATAATGCTAAGGCTACCTTTGGGGCAGGCGGTGATTTAACTCTTAGGCATAATGGTACAGATACCTATATAGATAACATTACTGGTGGTTTCTATATTAGAGGTGGGAGTAATACTATTCATATAAGACCTAAGAATGATGAAAATTCAATAGTTGCAGCATCTGACGGAGCCGTTGAGATCTATCACGACAACAGTAAGAAGTTTAAAACAACTTCTACAGGTGTTGGTATTCTTGGAAGTCTTTCAATAGAATCTGATAGTCAAAAACTAACTCTTGGTAGTGGGAATGATTTAGAGATCTACCACAATGGATCTCACTCGTACATAAAAGATACTGGCACAGGAGACTTATTTATATGCTCTGATGATCTTCATATAGGCAATGCTGCTAATTCTGAAGATATGGCAGTCTTTAAGGAAAACGGAGCTGTAGAACTCTACTACGACAACAGTAAGAAGTTAGAGACACTTTCTACTGGTGTATATGCTCACGGCAAATTTAAAGTTGGAGATGGAGACAAGTTTGTAGCTGGTGATGGAGATGATCTCCAGATCTACCATACCGCTGGATCAGACTCACATATAAAGAATATAACTGCTGGATCTAATCTTCAAATAACAAGTGCTAATGAGGTACAGATTAAAGTTAATAGTACTGAAAATGCAGTTGAATGTAACGCTAACGGCTCAGTAGATCTCTATCACGATAATTCCAAAAAATTTGAGACGACATCGACTGGCGTCAACGTAACGGGTGCAATTAATGTTAATGGTACTGCTTTATCTGCGGCTCCAGAGGTAACAGGAACTGCTTCAGGAGCTATTGCTACTAATGATTCAGTCATAGTAAATAGTAACGGTACTTTCGGAAAAGTAGTTGGTGTGTCTTCAGGATTAGGCAGTGCAATATCTTATTACTCAGCTCTACCAGAATCCACTACATCTTGTAAGACATCTAATGGATTTATTGTTGTTCTTTATAAGGATAATAGTGGTAGTGGCGGAGCTACTAAAACAATAATTGGTACACCATCTGGTAGTGGAGCATCTACAACAGTTACATGGGGTTCAGCAACTGATTTTGCTAACACAGCACAGGACAGCGGCCAAACAGTTAGAATTATAGCTCTTGATAATGGTAGATTTGGTGCTGTTTATAAAGCGGGTAATAAACCAACTTTCAAAATGGGTGTTGTTTCAGGAACAGGTAGTGGTGCGACAGCTTCTTGGGGAAGTGCAAAACAAATAGACGGTAGCGACTTTGAACATGCTGATATTTGTTATGTTCCGACTGGTAGGTATGTATGTTCTACTTATACATTAAATTCTGGACATTGGAAATTCAGTAGAATTCAAATACCAACTGGCACATCTACCAG